TGTGTCTTTTGAAACGCCGAGGGACCAAGACGATTGAATATTTTGACCCTTATGGAAACTTCCGACCAGACGGAGAGAGCAAGTGGAACTCCGCAGAAAAGCAAAGGGAGTTTGGACAGGACACGCATCACCTTACCAAACTGCTAAACGCATCACCCTATAAGGTGCTGTCTAATGCCTTTCCCTTTCAGTCAAAGAAGATGGACAATAACACGTGCGGTCGCCATTGTGTGACTCGGTTATACTTTAAGCATCTGGACTTGCCAGCGTATAGAAAGATGGTGGAGGATTCAGGAGTTTCTCCAGATGATTTCGTAAGTGGATTCACTTACAATCTAATCGGTAAATGACGCAGAAAATAAACGCTGTCTTAACTAAATGTCGTTCTCCAAGGTTCATATTGCTGGAAGTAAGGCAAACCCTGATTTTGTGTATTATAACGCAACTGTCGTGAACAATACGGTTCGGACGACTCAGTTGGCAGATGACCCAACGATTTTATTTCAGGACTCTCGGCAGGGTCCTATTATTAAGGACGTCAGCAACTATGATGTGTCTGTAGAATACTTCTCTCTCAATGGAGCAACCAAGACACTACCAGTTCTGATTCCACAGATTCAGGTGGGAACTGCTATTAACAATACAGTATATTCGGTCACATTTGCTGCCTTTAATGGAACTGCGAATGGAAACTATGTGTCTTCTACTCAGTATATTGTATGGGAACCTGAGAACGTGACTTCCTATACAGTAGTTCCTACAACCGCTTCCCCAAGACAGTCTGAAAGCGATTACTACTATACCTATACATATGCCCATTTTGTCCGTCTGATTAATAAGGCACTCCATAATGCTTGGACGGATGTGACTTCTTCTACTGGGTATGCGGCAAGTAGTGCTGGAACTGCGATTAACTGTCCCTTTGTAGAGTTTGATGAGACAACTGGTCTATTTACCATCAATCAGGATGCCCAGACTAGCATTGTTCCTATTGGGTCTCAACCTCCTGCTCCTTTTAAGGTCACTGCTGTGTCTTCCAGTTCTAGTCTTCCTACTGGAGCATACTCTCTTGTCGGTATGAACTCTAACCTTGAGGGTTTGATTTCTAACTGGGAGAATATTTATTATGGAGCAGGCAAGACCTTCTTTGGTGCCACTGCGGCAAAGAGTTTTACAAATGGAACTGGTGCCTTTGCTACAAGCACACTTACAAGTGGCACTATTTGCCCTCTTCCAGAAGTAGTGATTAGCAATGGTATGAGTGGGTTTGACACGACAGGGTCCTCAACCGCTATGACTTCTAACCCCATTGGCGTGGGTATTAAGACCAAACCAGTTGTCTCTACTTACCAACTAACAAATCCTTTCACTGCTCTCACAACTAGTATGCCTATTATGGTCCGAATGACTGAGACCAATATTTCTACAGGGTCCTTATGGTCGCCGTGTGCCTCCTTTGTGATTGGAACAAATACCATCCCAGTGCGAATGGAAGAGATTGCGAACCCAGTCAGTGTTGGAGAAGGAAATAATGGTGGTGAAAGTGCTGTCGCAGGGTCCTTCCAGAAGGTTTTGATTGAGACTCCTATTAATGCTGTGACCGCAGACCTATGGCGTGGGTGGGTTCTCTACCAACCTCTAACACCCACCTCCTCGTCTCTTGACTCGGTTCACGATGGACTGTCGCAGTTGGATTTCCAGGTATATTGGCGTAATCGCCTTACGAACGCTCTGATTCCTCTAAAACTCTATAATACTGGAACCTTTAATATTCGTCTCCTGTTCCGTCGCAAGGGCGTAGTTGTCTAACTCGTCGTTTATTCTAAAAATAAATCCTTTGCTTCTTATAAAACATGGCAACGCAGGAGGTGACAAAGTATTCTGTCTATGACCCTCGTGTTGTCCAGACGAAACCCAAGTATGCCGTTGAGAAGGGTGCCCTCTCCCTCACGAACGTGAGTTTCCAGGCACAGACTGCTTCTACGACGACCCAGCAGTTTAACGTGATTGTGCCGTCCGAGAATGTCTTTATTGACCGTGCCGTAGAGTGGATTAATAGCGGTATTGCCAAGATTAGTGTGACTACTACTGCCACGGTCGTTGCCAGCACGCCTCTTATTACCTATGAGGACATCGCCCTTGCTGCCTTCCCTTCGCACCAGTGCGTGAATCAGATGACTGCGACGATTAACGATGCCACCGTCACGGTCAATACGCAGGATGTGCTCAACCAGGTCCTTCGCCTTCAGGACCTTGCGAAGCACCGTGCCCAGCGGACGTGCCCTACTATGTTGGACCGCTATGCCTTTAACTACCCTGTTTCTAGTCTTTCTACGGTCATTCCAACTATTCTGAACTCTCCTATGGGCGACTATGGCGAGGCAGCATCTATTAGTGAGATGCCCAACGGTGCGTGGTCGCAGTTCTATTTCTGCGATTCTCTTGGTGTTCCACTCACGTCTGCTGCTGGCAATACGAGTCCCTTTGGTCTTCCTCTGTCTCTTGCTAGTCCTGGCACTGTTCTGACTCAGAACTTCTATATCCGCTGGCAGACGGCAGAGCACCTGCTCCTCCCTCCCTTCATCTTTGGCGATGACTTTGAACTGTCCACTGGTCTCTTTGGTGTCCAGAACTTCCAGGTCCAGATGAATATGGCAAGCACGCCTTCTCGTGCCATTCGTATTGCGAATAACTATGTTGGTCGCACGATTGGAACTACCACTATTACTGGGTTTTCAGTTGCGTGGGGTGATGGTGCTACTGTTCCTGTCGGTTATGCCTTCCAACCTACGCTGTCGGTTCAGTTCCTAACGCCTGCTCTGGATGTGCCTCTGCCTCCCAAGAGCATTGTGCCGTATATGGAGTTCCCTCGCTACATTACGTCAGTTAGTTCTGCCATTGGTTCTACTCTTGGTTCGTCAAAGTCGGCACTTGGTCGCTCAACAGGTGCTGCCACTATTCAGTCCAATACGATTACCCTGCCGAACATCCCTGACCTGCTCATGGTCTACCTGAAACCCAATACTCCTAACCAGACTAGTGTATTTACGACTACTGCGTATAGCAGTGCTCAGACTGGAGGCACAACTGTTCAGACCGTGACCGCATTTGACTCTACGATTTGTGATTTCGTTCTCCCTATTGAGAGCGTTAGTATTAACTTTGACAACTTCTCTGGTCTGCTGTCCAATATGACCCAATACCAGTTGTATAAGATGTCTTACAATAACGGCGTGAATATGGACTACAATACCTGGTCAGGAGAGTCACGTGGTCGCCCTACAAACGCTGCCTCTCTATTGATTGCGAACTCAACTGGCACTCCTTACCTGTCTCTTGCTGGTGGTCCTCTTGTGCTCCGCCCTGGTCGTGACTTTGCCCTCCAGGCAGGGCAGGCACCTGGTCTGGTTGGCAACTTCTCCCTACAGTTGACGCTCACTGTTGGTTGCCAGTTCGTGAACGGTATTGCCGCTAATGGAGTCAGTCTATATGTTGTGCCGATTAGCAGTGGGTTCTTTGAGACCATCAAGGGTTCTTCTCGCATCATCAAGGGTGTGCTCACGGAGCAGGACATTCTTGGGTCTTCTCCTGGTGCTCCTCAACCTGACCACATTGAGCGTCCTGTGGGTGCTGGGATGCGTGGGTCTCTGGGCAAGGCAGCGGTAAGGCATGCGATGTCTCAATACCGTCGTGACTAGACTTCATTGCTGCTAGTTTCAGCATGTCTGGGTGAATCCATATAGGTTTCCAACCACACATAAACGCTTGATTTCCCTCACGTGCTCCAAAGAAACGAGCAGTTTCAAAGAACAAACTTTCCTTACGACCAATAGACGCAGGGGCAAACGACAGTGTTAAAAAATCAATCATCGTTTCCAATGCTAGTTGTCTCTTGGTCACGCCAAACTGTTTCAACTCTTGAGGAAACAAAAGATGGGACCCACGAGGAACTCCTGCTGTGTCAAATAGTTTTGGAATCTTGAATACAGAAGCATCTGGACGGAATAGGACACTTGTAGGAAACTCGGCAATCCAGTCGTCCGCAAGTTCCTTGGAGTCCGCAATCAGGCATGCGACATCATCTGTTCCTTTTGTGAACTCACGAAACTGCCTCTTCATCTCTTCATAGTCCTTTGCGGATGCCTTGTCCGTGCCACGAAGATGAACCATAATATGCTCTGGGTTATACGACTTTATAGTAGGGAGCATTTCACGAATTACACTCTTTTTTAGAGTGAGATTCTCAAAAAGAACCTTTTCTGTATAGAGGAATACACCACATCCATTGGTTATAAGAATCTCTCCTTCCTGTTTTACAATCTCAGGTTTGGTAAGGATGCCTTCATATACCGTCTTAAATAGGTCTTGACGCAACCAAACAGGGTCTATTAGGTCCTTGAGAGTCCAAGGTTTAGGCAACTTCGCACCTTGCTGAATCCTACGAAGAACATATGCCTTTGAGACACGCTGAACTCCCTTTAACTCAAAGAACTCGTCAAAGGGAAGATTCCATACAAGGTCATTGTCCCAGTCAACACATAGGGCAGCATTGAACTGGACACAATACTCAATACAGTGTGTGAGGGCACGAAGGCGGTCGGCAAATCCAGCAGCACTTTTAAATACGACAATCTGTTTGTCTTTCAGCATTTTATTATTGTATTCACAAAAGAATACCTGAAAATAAACTCACTAGGAGGGTAATACACCCTAATGAATATACATATGTCGGCAATCTTATTGTGGGCGTGTTTTCAACTCTCCTCGTGACTTTATTCAGTTGGTTCGTCGGATGCTTCTGGCAATGGTTCTGGGTCCGCCAATTCATATGCTTCAAAGAAATCTTCTGTTAGAATAGTATGTTTCATTAACCACTCGTTCATCTCATTTAATAGTTCTTGTGCCTTTATGTTGTCAAAAGTGTCTAGTCTACTATTAGAAAAATAGTTCTCTATGTCATCAAACCTTACTTCGCTCATAAACACAACCCCAGGATGCTGTTCCAACTGGTTAAGAAGCGATTCCATAATATTCCAGATTCGTGCGTTTCCGCCAGTTCTCAGACCAACAGCAGCACCACGTCTCATAAACTCCTGCCACTCCGTTAATCTACTACCTCCCACGAGTGCCCCACCCCTCTTTAACTGCTTCGCATCCACTCGTGCCGACTTTGAATCTGGAAAGACACTAGCGTAGAGTCTCGCCATTGCCCACTGGTCAGCGGACTTTACATTAGGACGAACGGACTGCGGATTGGAATAGAATGCCCCCTTGCCCTTCTCCAGAATAACATCCAGTCCTGCCTTTTTGAATCCTGTGAGTTTCGCAATCTCCGCAACCGTATGCGACGTGCCCTTTGGAAACCCATACTTAATATTAAACTTGTCCTTATAGGTTTCTACGCCTCCACCAGTCATCTCCTTCTTCCACCCAGTAGGTAGAGGGTAGTTAGAAATCAATAACTCTGGTCGGTCCTTTGCTCCAATAGACGACTCCTTGGAGTGATGCCCTTCCACGACATAGGGGTAGATGTAGGAGTCGCTAAATAGGTCTCTAATATAGGGCGAGTCATTAATCGTAATGAGAAACTTGCCCTTTAATCTAGAACACGCCCTTTCCAATGCTTCAAAGTCAAATGACTCGGAACCCTTGGCATAGTCTAGACCCTTACTCATCTCATAGGGAGGGTCCAAGAAGAAAAAGGTTTCATTAGAATCATACTTGCGAAAGACCTTCTCATAGGACTCATTCAGGATTGTGACACCTTTAAGGCGGTCCTTATACTCGGCAATATTCTCAAACTTGCGTTCATGCGTGGTAGTCTTATACACTCCATCGGTCTCCAAATAGGTTCCACCGAATCCATTACAGCGACGAAGTAGTGCCTCTACGACTTTGGCGGACTTGGTTTTGGGAGGGTTGGCAAGGAAGGCATTCTGCGAACGCTCTGACGAGAGGACTGGGAAACTAGAAGGGTCAGAAGGGGCAGACACAAGGTTGCGGTAGTCTTTAATGAGGACCGAATCAAAATCATTTATTACTTCTTTATGCGAGGGGGTTTTAGACCAGAATACAGCACCGCCTCCCAAGAACGCTTCTACATATGTTTGATGTGGAGGGAATAGAGATTCTAATGCCTCCGCATATTTACGCTTACTGCCCTGTCGGCAGTAGAATGGTTTCATTATTATATAGGTAAGAAGTTGTTAAGGGTATTCTAACCAAGTGAATGTGACGGATGCCTCAGGTGCGACACCCTTTGTTCCAACGGCACTAGACACATAGGTTGTATTCGCATAGTTAGACCCACCGCCACCGCCACCAGCATCAGCAAGTGATGTATAACCGCCACCACCACCACCAGCATACCCATCACCACCATCACCGCCATAAATGGACGACATAAACTCTGCTCCTGCTCCTCCAGTTTTTGATGGAGGACTTGGAATAGCAGGTAGACTACTTACACTTCCTGAGAATCCGTTCGCAGTTATTCCTGTTCCTCCACTTCCAGGAGTTCCATTAGAAGCACCTCCACCTCCAAGTCCAAGTGGAAGACCAGAATTAGCACTGCCACTTGGTAATATGCTTCCTCCATCTCCGCCATTTTGGTCTACAAAGGCACCTCCTCCTCCACCACCACCAGCAATAACTAGGTATGTAGAAAGACTAGGTGACCATACTGCCGACATTCCGCCTCCATCTCCAGCACTAGTTCCTGTTGTTGCTACATAATACCCCAAAGCAGTTCCCATTGTAGAAACATTTATTGTCCCTGTCACTCTTCCTGCCTTTCCACCAGTTGCTGAATGGGGGTGTCCTCCTGCTCCAATCACCACAACACTTACATTTGTTCCATATAACTTTATGGGTATTTCCCATTCATATGAGACATCTGCCGTATGAAAAAACGAGATGCTTTGCTGAACTGGAGGAAGAGAAGATTCTGCCAGTGTTAGTGGGTATATAGACACTGGTGAGATTACAGACGATTTAGGATTTGGGTCCTTAAAAATCGTGGAGTAAGGTGTATAAGGCATTACTAATAGGAACGATTAAATATATGTCCCTTTACTGCGGAATGTAATTGTAAATAATCGTTATACTGCCATCTGCGTCAACAATAGATGGAGTTCCAAACTGGAATATGCCAAACCCACTAGAATCATAACTTCCTCCTCCACCGCCACCTGAGGTGTCTGTTCCTGATGCTCCTCCTCCTCCTCCACCACCCCAACCCTGTCCTCCGCCTCCTGCCCATATATCAACCATTCCCTCAACCGCACCTTCTCCTCCCTCACCAACTTGGTATGGTATGTCAGGAATATTGGGAGGGACAAAGTTAATAGTGTCACCTCCATTTTGCCCTGAGTATGCGGAAACTCCTCCAGCACCTCCTACTCCAATTCCTCCACCTCCGCCACCTGCTAATCCGCTTCCTGCTCCTCCACCACCAGCACCGCCATCTGCTGCTGGTTCTAATCCTGCTCCTCCACCTCCACCTGCGATTGCTAAATACACGCCTCCTACTATATTCCAAAAATATGTAGCACCACCTCCATACCCAGCATTACCTGAAAATCCACCTCCTGCTTGAGAACCTACATAATACCCAAACTGCTCTCCTGGCGAAGCATTAACAATAATCTGAACTATTCCTCCACCTCCGTTCATATTCCCACTGGTTGTTTGCCCACTACCACCTTGTAGTATTACAGTTATTTCACCTTGTATTCCTGCTGGGGCAGTGAATACGTCCGACCCTAACCCAGTAAATCCAAATACCTCCGTGACTGAAATAGGTTGCCTAGGTATTCCAGCATAGAGAGTGTCTACTGGATTAATAATACTAGACTTCACATTTGGGTCCAAAAACACAGTCCTATAAGGTGTATAAGGCATTACTAACTACTCCTATTTAATATTTTGCCTATTCAACTAACACACTCTATGCGTAATAACTTTCAACTAATAATAAATACCTAATATAAATGATTCGTAGTTATTCTCAACTAAAACAGGACCTTGAAATCATCAAGTTTTATAAAAATAAGAAGGGTGGGTATTTTGTGGATGTGGGAGCAAACGATGGCATTAACTTCTCTAACTCATACGTGCTGGAAAAGAAGTTTGGATGGAAGGGCATCTGCGTGGAACCTTTGCCAGTTATGATTAAGGTTCTAAACGATTTTAGGACTTGTATTGTGAGTCCCTATGCTGCGTATAGCGAGAGCGGTAAGACGCTAGAGTTCTCAATATGTAATATTAATAATATGGGGTCTGGTATTACAGACCATCTTGATGCTTATAAGGACCTTGTTATGTCTAACAGAACAGTCATTACAGTTCATACAAAGACCCTTGCGGACATCTTAAAGGACGCTAATGCTCCCAAGTTTATTGAATACCTTTCTCTAGACACAGAGGGGAGTGAGTATGAAATCTTAAAGGTATTTGACTGGGACACTTATACCTTTGGGTGTATTGATGTAGAACATAATCACCAAGAACCTACTAGAACCAACATTCGCACACTACTAGAGTCCAAGGGGTATAAGCATGTGCGAGAAGTCCAGTGGGATGACGCATATATTCACACATCTCTATTGTAAATACGGTATTTAGCGTGTATTAAATGGAAAAAGGTGTTTTTTAATGTAAAATCATTAATGATTTTACAGTATTTTTAGTGTATTATTTTGTTTTTACTGTGTGTTTGTGTTATTTGGTGTTGTTTTGTTGTATTTACTCGTTGCTGTCGCTGTCCTCGTCGGAGTCCTCGCAGGCAGGGCACACCCAACCGTCCTCGGAGTTGCCAATAAGCACCTCATCCTCGTGTCCCTTTACGTCGCAGTAGAAGGTCTCGCTCTCGTTGTCGCTGACGCTGCCCTCGTCGCCGTAGAGAAACCACTCGTCGCCGTGGGCAATCCACCACTTGCCGTCAACGTCCTTCTCACGCATGCCGTTCAGCAGGGGGTTTGGGAACTTGCGGACCTGTCCCTCCGTAAAGGTAGGAACCTCCTTCTCGTCCTCGCTCTCCTCCTCGCTCTCGCTAGACTCGCCAGTCTGCTTTCCACGCACGCAGTCAGGGCAGACGAAGACTGGGTTTCCTGCTGCTCCAAACTTTAAGACAATACAGTCCTTCTGGTCGGTCCGCTCGCACTCGCCACACGTCCCACGCTCCTCCTCGGTCGTCATAGTATTAACAAAGTCCATAATGCTCGGCATAGTAGGCGTATATACTTCTAGGGTGTAGTATTCATTACCTGCTAAACCTGATTCCGTTTTTGCCACCCCAAGTGCGTTCTTTACTTTTAGAATGAAATGCCGAAAACGGATTTAGTTTTTTGAGGAGGACCTATACTACCCAAAGACTTATAACGATTAACCATCGGTGAGCAAAATGTCCTGCTGCCACTGCGAGAGCGACATTGTCCACAAGGACAACTTCACGAACTGTGCTGGCGAGTGCCACGGTTGTGGGAAGGAGGTGTGCGACGACTACCTCTGCTTCTCTACCGACGAGGACGGCGACGTGTTCTGCGACAACTGCCTACACGTGCCTGAGGAGGTTAAGGAGGAACTGAAAGAGGAGGAGGAGAAGCAGAAGGCGTTTGAGAAGGAACTGTCGGCACGTCCCTGCTCAGACTGCGGTAAGAAGTGCCCCAACAACTACGTCATTGGCGGCAAGGACAAGGACGGCAAGATGCGGAAGGCGTGTATGCCCTGTAAGAAGAAGGAGTGGAAGGCAGCGGAACTGAAATACAAGAAGTAAAACAAAAAAACAAAAACAACAACATCTAGAACTTTTTCACTTAAAATGGTCCTAGCGGTAGGGCAGAGGAGTTATGTAGGTAAGGACCTCGTTGGCGGTTCCATAGGTCCTGTCCGTCATATACAATACGCTCGTTAATGTTTCGCATATTATGGTGGTCAAGGAACTCCAGCATACGCTCCATATTCCAGTCACACGCAAACTCAAAGTAGGTGTCGTCGTCCGTAGTAGTCTCTACCTGATGGATGTGCTGACGTGTCACCTTCATAATGTTATGAGGCAAATACATCACAATCGCAGTAGAGAGGAAGTTAATAATGTCAATCCAGTTCGCAGTCATATGGTAGAAGTGGTATTCTACTTGGTCGTTGGGCATTGGGTATATTTTATTAGTAATAAGTAAATACTTCTCCATAAGGAACGAGAAATCTTCCTTGCCTGCGACCATTATGTTTATTACGCCAACAAGAAGTAAATACCTATAAGTTAAAAAGGAACTTCCCCTTCTTCCGTCTCTTTATGTTTTTTATTTAGGCAACCAACTCCATACGGATGCCGTCGTCGTCGTCCGTGTCCTTGTGGGAGCAACCGATGCTGCGGACCGTCATCTTCTTGTCGCCGTGCTTAACGATGTAGACCTCGTAGGTGGAGAGGGGGTAGTCGTATGCGTTGAACTTGGCGGTCTTCTCCAAATACTTTGCCTTCTGCTTCTCCCTCTCGGCACCGCCTGCGTAGTAGGCACGCTGGAGGGTCTTCTTGGCATCGTTGGAGAGTTCGTCCAACTTGGCGAACCGCTTGAGCACCGAGTCGCCCTCCTCCAGGATGAACCCATACGCTCCTGTCGCCTTAACGCCACGGTCATAGTAGGTCTTGGTCTTGGGGTCGTAGTTAATGGCGTGGAGGTAGTAGTGGTCCACGTAGTTGGTCTGGATGTCGTAGCACAGCATAATGGCGATGGGGTTCTTGGTGTTCTTGTTCTCCAGGATGGCGTTCGTGTAGCAGTGCCCAGGCAGGCGGTTGTGGAAGGGGCGTGCCTCCACCCAGACAGGTGCCTTGGCGTTGGGGTGAACCTTGCGGACATACTCTAGGTTGGCGAGAGCATTGCCGTAGTCCTTCTGCGTCACCTTGTAGGCACCGTTCTCCTTGGCGTGTCCCTCGTGGAACTCCTTGAACCAGTCCACCTGCTTGCCTCCCCACTGCTCCGCAGCGAGAACGGAGAGGGCATTCGTAGTGCGAATCTGGGCGAGGTAGGTCTGCTGGGCAGCGATTGCGAGACTCATTTTGTTGGCGTAGTATAGGTTGGGGTATGTGCCTTCCCTTACCTGTCCATTCCTGATTCCGTTTTTGCCACCGCCTCCGTTCTTTACTATTTAGAACGATGCGTTATAGCGACCTTCGCCTTGTAGCACTACGTCTGCGGTATGTGCTAAATCAGTCACGCCTTTCGCAATACTATGAAACCGACTTCCTAAACGATTAATCAACTTGTCCGCAGGTTGTAGAATAAACTCCTGTAGAGCAGGAGTTAGGAATCCAACTGATTTCAAAAGGTTCAATACAAAGTTCTGGCAGTTCGTAGAGAAGGGGTCATACACAAAGAACTTTTCATCTCCCACACTTAACCTAGCACTCTCTAGAAAGTCAATAAAGCGAACCCTACCAGGCATAGGCACAGGTAATACTTGTTCTTCCTTTGTGTATTTTAAGTTGTATTCAACATTAATCACCTCGTTTTTCTCTACAAGAACAGTTCGTCCATTGTCAAGGGTAAGGCGTAAGTATAAATGAAAGAACTTGTCAAACCCTTCCTTTTTAGATGCGTCTATAAACCGACCCATAGAGAGACCTTGGAGTAGTGCCGTCATAAGAAAGGACACTGGCGTGCGGACCACATCTATGGATGTAATATACCGATTGCCGTCCGTCTCCAAAATCTTACGGACCTTTGGAGGGTAGTTATACCGCTTCTTTAAAGTCAAGGCATTATACACTTCCTTGATGAGACCACCCTTAATCTCTTCCATTTATAACCCTGTAGGAATAGTTTTGTGGTTAAAAACGGATGTGCGTTTTAATGGTAAATACTTTCTCAACATAATAATAAAATGCGAACCATCACTGATTACATGATGACTCTCCACAAGGAACTTATGGAGAAACGCCAGATTGCCGACAACACTGCCTCGCAGTATATTCGCTCCCTTTACTCTTTGAACTCCGACCGCCCCTTTACGAACCTGTCGTGGTTAAAGAATGTTGCTAGTGTGGATGCTCGCCTGTCCGAGTATGCCGAGTCCACCCAGAAGACTCTACTGTCCACCATCGTTTCAACCCTGTCGCTCGTGAAGGACAAACCCACGTATAAGAAGATTTATAGTCACTGGTATTCCGAGATGATGGAGCGGACCAATGCTGACAAGGGCAAGGACACTAGTCAGAAGACGGACAAGCAGGAGAAGAACTGGTTGTCTTGGGATGTAGTGAAGGGTCACGAGGAGCGTCTCAACAAGGAAGTTGAGGAACTCGTGAAGAATAAGGAACTGACTCCGAGTCAGTGGGACACCGTGCTCTCCTATATGGTTCTCTCCCTCTACACGCAGTTTGCTCCTCGGCGTAATCAGGACTACCAGTTTATGAAGGTTGTTTCGGATGCCAAGCAGGCAACCAAAGACGACACTAACTATATTGTGCTGAACTCTGGCGAGTTCATCTTTAACAAGTATAAGACTGCGAAGTCCCATGGAGCACAGACTTTCCCTATTCCTGCTCCCCTTATGAGCATCATTAAGACTTACCTCTCCGCACATCCGCTTGCCAAGAAGAAGTCCAAGGTCGGCATCCAGTTTCTTGTAAGTTTCAAAGGCGAACCCCTCCTCGCCGTCAACGCTATTACTCGGATTCTCAACCGAATCTTCGGCAAGAACGTCGGTAGTAGTATGCTTCGCCATATATACTTGTCGTCAAAGTATGATGTGACCGAGATGGACGCAGATGCCGACAAGATGGGTCATACTAGTGGTGTCCAGCATTCTTATATGAAAGGCAAGGGAGAGGCAGAGGTCGCCGAGGTCTCCCAGAAGATTGAGATTCCTATGCTTAATGGTTGAATCGGTCTGGTAATCTTCGTTAAAAACGGATAAAAATCTTTCTAACATAGTAATAAGCAATAAGCAATGGAAACGACGACTACTACGCAAACCGAGGAGATTCAGTCGCACGACTTTGCGGTAGTAAAGGAGGAGTCTATTGACGTAGAGTTCCTTAACCAGTTAATCGCCAATAAGGAGGTCGCATCGGAGGACAAGGCGAAGTTAAGGGCGATTAAGAAGAACCTAAAAGGAAATAAGAACGGCGTGACCTATAAACTAGGTCGCAATATTAAGCACGAGTTTCTAGGTCGCCTATGTGCGGTTAAGGGCGTAGGTCTACAGAGTCTCTCTAGGAATGTGCGGAATGCCCTTGCCCAGAAGTATTACTGGGACATAGACGTAGTAAATGCCCAACCTACACTACTACTACAAATCTGCGAAAAGGAGGGTTGGGAGTGCGAGCATCTAAAAGCATACAATACGCAGAGGGAGGAGTTGCTGACGCAGGTTGTAGAGAAGGTAGGAGGCACTAGGGCAGACGCAAAGCAACGAGTCGTCAGCATCCTGTTTGGGCAGAAACCTTATGGACTACCAGAATTCTTTATGAACGAGTTCTATACCGAAATGCGTAAGATTCAAGAGAATGTTTGGAAGACATTTGGAAGCAAGTTAAAGTTCCTAGAACGAGTGGACAACCGAGTTGGTAAGTCTATGGCACATTTCCTACAGACCGAAGAGAAGAGGGTGCTACTCGCACTGGACAATGCCCTCGCACGCCGAGGCAGGCAGGGTCTGGACACCCTCATCCACGACGGAGGACTATGCCTAAAACTACAAGACGAGGAGAACTTCCCTAACGGAATACTCAGGGAGGTAGAGAATGACATCAAGGCAACTGGGTATAGTGTCTCCCTCGCCGTGAAACCTATGATTACCCTATATACAAAGGAAGAGGAGGGAGCAGAGGACGAAGAGTATAATCGTATGAAAGCGGAGTTTGAGCAGACCTACTTTAAGATTACATCCCCAAGCATATTCTGCCGAAATACCTACTATGGACTACAGGTTCTTACGCATAAGGACCTAATCCACCAGACGCAGCAAATGGGTTTGGAGGACGGAAGCAGGTTTATTAATAGGTGGATTCAGGACGAGAACCAGCGGACTTATGAACGCCTTACCTACAAACCAAAGGGCGATGTAGAACCGAATGAGTATAATCTATGGACCAAGTTCGCAGTAGACCCAGTCGCAAACGCAGACCTGCTCGCACCAGTATTCCGCCTACGAGAGGTAATTAGCAACTACGACCATAAGGTTATATGGTTTATTGAGCGGTGGTTGGCAACAATCATCCAAACGCCTTGGAAGAAGACTGACGTATGCCTAGTATTTAGCGGAGAGCAGGGTTCAGGGAAGGACACCTTCTGGGATTTCGTAGGCGGTATTCTCGGCGAGACCTACTACTTTAAGACCGACTCGCCAGAGAATAATGTTATGGCAAACTTTAATACAGGAACCGAGAGGTGCGTGCTAGTTAAGTTTGAGGAGGCATCGTATGTGACGAATAAGGCGAACGCCGAGAAGTTAAAGTCCAAGATTACAAACAAGCACGAGAACTATACCAAGAAGGGTCAGGACCCAGTTTCCCTACCAGACTACCGCAACTTCGTTATGACTACAAACCAGCAGGTGCCAGTCCATATTGAGCAGACCGACCGACGCTTTATGCTAGTAGAGACTGCGAACGACAAGGTAGGCAAGCACGAGTTCTGGAATGAGATTCATAAGGCACTAGCAAACCCTGAGGTTAAGGCAGCATACCACGCCCACCTTATGAGTCTAGATGTTTCGGACTTTGAACCCCAGCGTGACCGTGTTAAGACGGCATACTACGAGCAGGTTAAGCAGGCATTTACCCCTACCCACGCACGCTGGTTTCAGAGGGAGGTGGAGCAACTGCTACATAATGTAGCGGACGACGATGCTAGGGACTATTCGCAGACCTACCAGGCACGCACCCTATTTAACAAGGTTAAGGAGTTCGGCAGGTTTGAAATGACCGAGAATCAGTTTGGGCGTGAAATGTCCAAGTATGTCGCAGGAGGGGCACTTACCAAGCGTCAGGGCAACACGCATAACGAATACACCCTAGACCCACACCTTATGGAGAACTACCTAAAAACAAAGGGTTGGTGGGCGGACCTATAAAGTGGAGCATTATTTATAAAACAGGAATGGTCCACAAATGACCCCTTACGTGAGAGTTAGAGAGTTAGTTTATTTATTACCTATATAGGTAAGGTATATATATACTAAAAATAGAAGGGGTCAAAGTGGGGGAAGTGGACCATTATTTGCCAAGAGGGCGACAACATCCAAAAACCCTAAAACCCTACTTTTCGGAGTAGGTTTCGTTTTTTTTTCGTTTCTACGTCCTTCTGGACTTTTTTTGGGGCGAATGACCCATTAACCCCCCTTACCTATTTTTAAGACCGAATATTCGGCATCAAAAATATGTTTATGACCTACCCCTTACCTGTGGGGCATTATTTCTAAAAGGTGGACCATTATTTATTGACCCACTCTACTCGTCACGCCTCGTGACTCAATGCGGAACTGGGAACTGGTTCCATTCGGTTAATCGCTTATTCTTGAAATCATACATACCAAGATGCCGAGTATTCGCATAATAGTCGCCTGGTCCGTGAATCTCGCCATTTGGATGAATCGTGACAAACTGTTGACTTCCAGAATAGTTATTCTTCACATACCCTAGAAGGAATAACATCATTTGTCCATTCCTGCCAGCACGCTTCTCTTTCATAGGAGACCCATTAGATGTCAACTTTTGAGGCGTGAATATATACTGGGTCTTTTTGTATTCATGTAGAAGTCGCTTACGTCCACTCTCGTCCTTCTCCTTTGCGAAATCATCATAGATGTCCTTGAACTTTTTGCTTAAAAACTGCTTCTCGTTTAGTGCCTTGTCTCCCTTAATGGTTCCTGTGAGATTCCAGTGTATGTTCGTAAGTCCCTGTGCGATGTCTAGTGCCTCTTTATTTGGAAAGGTTGTTTTTAGAAACTCCTCGCTATATGCGTATGCCTTCTCTCGCTCATTCAACTTACCAACCTTAAACTTACGAGCACTTTTCTTTAAGAATGCCTTTACCTTACCCTGCTTTAAGGTCTTACGCACCTTTTCCAAAATAGCATCTGCCTCTGCGGATGTCTTGCCTTCCTTCACAAGTGCCTTATGGAGTTCCGCATCTTCAGACTCTACAACTTCTGGTTCTTCCTTAACAACCTCTGCCTTCTTCTTCTCAGGTTTCTTATAGTCTGCGGAACGGTAAAACGCAGCACGCTCCTTTGCCTTTTGGGCAGCAGTAAGGTCAGGACTGGAATATACAAAGGTAGATGGGCGACCTTCTCCGCTCACTTCATATGTGGACTTTTTTTTTTCAGAGGATTTTGGACCGACACCGCATCATCTGGCGGAGGTGGGCGAGAAGGATTCTTTAATGCCATAAGTTCCCTACGGCAATCGTCTCTCTCCTTCTTCATCTGATTATACTCATCACGAGTCCGAAGAGCAAGTTTCGTCATTTCCTTTAAGGAGTCTTCCGTTCTACCGCTTCCTTGGAATGCTGCTGGTGCCTGCTGTTGATTTTGTATAAAGTTTCCTAATGCTGCCATAAACTGCGGTTGTGTCATATTGGGAAACAGTGTGTGCTGTGGATGCGATGGGAATGTTTGAGGATGCGTTCCCATAGGTTGAGGTTGATGCGGTAAAAACATTAGGGGCATAGGAGCATTTCCAAATGGCACAAGGGGAGCAGGGGGAGGGGGGGGAGGAAGAGGAGGAGGAGGTGCTCCAGCAAGAAGAGCAGGGTCCCAAGGAGCAATAAAGGGAGGTTCAGGTTCAGGGTCAAAAGCAGGGTCAAATGGAGGAGGTTTATTTGTATTTACCCTGTCGCCTGGGTCTCTTGGGGGATTCGCACTTCCCTCCAGAACCTTTTGTGCCTTTTTGGAAACGAACAGTGGGTTAAGTGTAGGATTGGGGGTGATGTAGTGTTTTGCGTAATAAGCAGCACTCGGTTGCGGAGGAGGTCTCTTTTTTATGGGTTTGGATTGCGAAATACCATACCCTCTAACTTGGTCCATTAAAAACTTATAGCGAGGGGCATCAGAAGCAAGCAGGTCCAGAATCATCTTTAAATCTCTGGGTGGGATTTCCTCACCCCTATTTTTATATTGTAGACTTTCATTCATAATCTGTAGGTATGCCTCATCGCTCATTTCTTTACGATTGGAAGACACGGAATCCTTGATTTTTTCTTTACGATTGGAAGACACGGCATCCTTATTTAGTCGTTCACGTGACTCCGACACTTTCGCAGGAACCGAATTCTCACGTGGACCACGAGGATTCACACGCTCAGGTTCCACACCACCCTTGCGTTCAGCATCCATTAGAATACGCAACTGTGCCTTTGCGTTCTCTGGAGAAATAGGGTCCTTGGAATGTTTCTTGCCAGTCTCCATTGAAACGACCCAGTAAAGATTCCGTTTGGGTGCCTTTCTCAACTTATATGGCATTTTATATATTGCGAGATGATTTACTACCCAACTATGCGAGCAATCGTCTCCGTAAGAACATCCAGTTCATCGGCAAGGTCCTCAACAGTCTCACCTGCCTGAACACGCTGGCGAATACTCGCACGCTGAGTAGCATCAAATCCAGCAACCTCTGCTGCGATGCGAAGTCTTAACTGACGCTTTGCCTCAGCATTTGCCTTCTTGGTGGCACTTGCCTCTGCGGCGGCATCAGCACCAGGTCTCGCAACCTCAAACTTGGATGCGGACTCGCCAAACACCTGACTCTGGAGAGGGGCAAGAGACTTGCGACGGACATCCTCAGGAAGACCAATCGTCTTTACAATTGCCTCCAGAATAGTGTCCATACGCTCCAAAGACCGCTGGAGTGCCTTAATAATACGCTTCTTCTCGGCAGCAAGGGCATTGGACTTGTCGCTCAGTAGGGACAGGCAGGCACGCTTCATATTCTGAACAATCTGAGCATACTTTGCCACATCACTCTCCGTCATCTGGAGACCAGCACGAACCATTGCCGTCTGGACCTTGGAGGCAACCTCTAGCAGACTATTGGAAATCGCTGCGGTCGCAAGACCATCCAGCAGAGACTGGAGGGTAGTGTCCAACTCATTAAACTGAGGAAGAACCTCGGCACGTGGAGGAGGACCGTTGGAGTAGTTCGCAGAATCAATAGCATCCAGTTCGCCAATACGCTCCTTGAGACGACGAATCACATAGGCACGACCGTCCTTTGTAATAGCACCAGTTCCGCCACGCAGACCACCTGCGGTCTGTGAGAACTCGTAAGAAGGGTCCATAAACTTTCCATTGGGGCGAGAGGACTGAGAGGCAGGACGGAGGTGACGCTGAGAACGCTCAGTAGTATTACGGAGACCTAGAAACCCCTGCTCCTTTAACTTATTGTTCTGTAGACGAGCATATACGGCAGCACGTGCGTGGTCATCAAAGTGGGACTTTGTAGCATCAGCACCACCATAAAAGTCTTGCTTGGGAATATGAACAGATGCCATTTGACCAATGCCATACCTGTTCATATGGATTGCCTCGTCAGGGAACGTCCACGGAATATAAGGCGTTGTCTGAAACGTCGGCATTTGTTCAAAGAAGAGTTATTTTTCCACAGCGGTTGCCGAGTGAAAAGCAAGTCTTGGGGTATAATAAATATGCCGTCCTTTATTACTTACGCTGCTCGTCTTTTGATGCCTGTGGAGAATGAGGCGTTAGATTCTGACGAGGAGGTCTGTGCGGAGTGCGAGCAGGTAGAGTGTGATTGCGAGACGCTTGGTTCAGAGGACAGTTGGTCATCCGAGGAGGACCCTACAACCTCCGACGAGGAGTTCGTGGTGGACGATGACGCCTCGCTGGAATACGAAACCGAATGCGAGACCGACTCTGAGGCATAGAGTTAATAAGTATTACTAATACCATAAATCCAATAAACACTGCCTTTTCCATATATACTACCACAAGAGACTTAATGCCAAACGATTGCGAGAGTATTTCTTCCTCCGCCAATTGCCTTTGATTGCCTCATGTGATGCGTGAAATACTCGCCGTTTCATCTCAGCAGTTCCCTCTGGGACAGCACCAATAGATTCCGCATATGTGTAGAGTATATGGTCCCCATACCCTAATGCTCCAAACTTAACTATGTCCCCTGTTGGAGTCACGATTTCTATTTTATGCTTGCCATCGTCTGCGAGACGAATAGACCTTGGGTCATACCCAGTCTCTTCTGCCTTTTTCCAAACAGCACGCAGGTATTCTTGCTTGTCCATTTATTAATACAACCCATGTTCCTTTACATACTTGGACGCTTGGGGCAGAGACAGACCCTTCTCACGCATCACCTTCTTTACGATTAGGTTGCGAGCAGAGGGTGCCTTCTTACCCTTACCACTACCCATAGGCAAATCACGGAGCATACCCTTGGGTGCTGATGATGGTCCTAGTCCCATCTCATCATACGTGGGTCTCCGTTGTATTAGTTTGCTCATACCACCGCTCATATAGGTCGCATCACCCTTCGCACTGCCAACCTTCCTACCAAACACATTTTCATAAGCAAAGTTTCTCTGAGAATTGTCCTTCAACATCTTCTCTGTTTCCTTAAACCTCGCCATAGTTTCTGCCATCTCCGCCTTACCACTCCCTACCTTGCGAGTCTCGGCAGAATCCACGGCATCTGCCTCGTGGAGCATTTCCATTACACCCTTACCGCTCTTCTTAATGGACTTGCGAATCTTCTTGCCAACACCCAGAGGGTCTAGGTTCTTCAGGACCTGTGGCGACAACTTAATGGCACCTCCACGACGACGCTTTGCCTCTTTTAGGGTCTCCAATGCTCCCTTGCTTCCAAGTTCAACCATTAGGTCATGCTTAATGACTGCCTCGCTTTCTCCAGAGTTCAGTCTCATAATAACCTCTCTATAAATCCTTTCAAGTTCTAGACCACCCTTCACCACGTTTTTAAGACCCTTTGGCATCTTAAAGCGTCGGTCCAGTGGGTCCTGGTCGGCACTACCACGCAGAGCAACATCCGCCTTCGCATGACCATAGGCACCACCCTCAATGAAACCACTACCATCCATAGACTCCGACTCCGTTGAATACTCCTCGCCGTCCTTCATATACCCAAGACCAACCATCTTGAGAACCTCCGACACTTTCTTGGAATAACCATTTGTCTGCTCTACCACCTTGGGAATATTGAGAACTGCGTGAATCGTCATCTCATTTTCCTTCATAAAGTCATATACCTTCTTTGCCACCTTCGCAAACTCCTCTACCGTTCCAGAAAACCCCCTGCCATGTAGTTCAACACCTACATCCTTACAATACCCAAGACCGACCATCTCCATATAGTCCGCAATCTTCTTTGCCGTTTCTGCCGACTTGGGTCCCAGACGCTCCAGATTCTTTGAACGAAGAATCTTCTTTACAACAGGAGAATACTTCTTTGCCTCATCATAAAACTGCTTCATTTTACCAGGGATTTCAGCAAGACTAATACCGCCAGTCATAGGAGCAGTTGCCTCCGCAGGTTCCTTGTCCATACCCCCCATACGAGCAGGTCGCTCACTCTCTGCCCACCGATTAAATCCACTCTCCATAAACTTCGCACGTGGTGCTGAACCACGAGTCTCCAACCTACTACGAATAAATGCGGACTGGTCGCCAGTAGACATAGTGTTTGGTTAAACAGGAGGATTTATTTTGAGGCATTTAACCAAATGCCACGCAAAAAGCAGGACTGCGGTTGTGGACGTGGCAAAGCACGCTGTATTAGTCAGGGTTCTGCGGTAAGTTTGCCAAAGTTTGCCAAAGTAAAGAGTGGAGGTATGGACAATAACTTGGGAGAGAACCTACTTGGTGATGGACCTCGTGAGGCAGACAATGTTCCATTTGTGAAACTGAAAGTCCGTCAAGACTTCCTAAATAAGTGGCACTCAGCGGTAGATTCTGTATTTCTTCTTCCCCAAACTATGACCCCTGACACATTTAAGAAGTTTGAGGCGTATTGGGATGAGCAAGTCCGAAGTGCTGCGAGAATGGACAAGACAAAAATGTTTCAAAAGACGACTGCGACTGGTCCTATAATCATTACAGACAAAGCAAAGCAAGACAGATTATGGCAAAAGAATATGGACCGTGTCATTGACGAAACAACTAAACTCCGTGCTCACTTTCAGGGAATTCTGGATTCAGGTATGAATATTAAAATCACTAGGGGACTTGGCGACGCAGAGATGGTATTTAGTCGGCGTGCTGGAAGGGGAGGGGCACAGAAGCAGTCGCCCCTTGCGAAACTACTAGTGTCCTATAATACCAATAAAAGGGAGTATAATAGGGTTGTAGATGAACTCGCACAGTTTGATGAGGACATTGGTATGTCAGGAGGCGACGATGAACTCTATGACCTGCTTCTACAGAATAAGACAATCTCCGAGAATCACCTTAAAAAACTCAAATCTACTATGGAAGAACAGGAGAAGGTATTGGAGCGGTATTATGAGGTTGGGACGACCTCAAAGGGGTCTGGAGCATGCCCAGGAGTTCGTGTTTCGGAGGAGAGAGTTAAGGAACTGCTGGACGAGTTCTTGAAAACCCACAAGGGCAAGACATCCGTGACTGCTATGAAAAAGTGGGTCGCAAAGAAGATGAAAGACGAAGATTGCGGATGCGGTTGTAAGGGAGGCAAGGCACTCACAGGCGGTGTTTTAAAAGACTGTCCTGAGGGGTATAGAAATGATGGTCTAACCTGCTTGGAGAAGTGTAAGGACGGCGAAACGGACGATGGTTTGTTCTGTCGTGATTCTAGGTGTCCGCCTGGGTTCTACAATACTGGTCTTACGTGCCAAAAGGACCCAAAGACGATTGTAGACCCTTGTCCGCCAGGGTATAGGGACGACGGAATAACGTGCTTTAAAGACCTGAGTTGTCGCACATACCAGGATGGATGTGCCAATCGTGGACTCTTTGGCGAATGCTTATGGGGCGTAAAGACCGATTGCGATGGTCCTAGTATGCTTACCGCAGCACAACGCAACTACAGGTTTGAGAATGCCGAGACACGAGCACATCCAACTCGTGGCAAGCAGATTGTGGGACGTGTGGATTGGCAGGCAACTCAAAAGCAACTGGAGAAAGGGTTTGAGGATGCCTTCGGACAGGATGGTGCCCTCGCAAAGGCATTTGACCCCAAGAAGAACGGCGTAGAGGCAGCATTCCAGAAGTTTGGGGCAGACACAGAGGCAGCATTCAAGGACATTGGCGAGAAGATGCGTAAGGCATTTGACCCTGCGAATATGCGTAGGGCATTTGAGGAGTTTGGCAAAATGCTGGAAAGCACGCTGGGTAATGCGGACTGGTGGAAGGACACACTGGGGAATCCAGACACTTGGATTACGATTCTAGGCGTTATTGCGAGTGTTGCTGCGACTGTATTAAGTGCTGGCACACTCGGTCCTGCTGCCTTTATTGCCTTAAATATGGTAGGTCCTGCGACAAAGATGATTGGCGACGCAGCACAGGGTCGCCCAGTGGACGGACTGGACTTTCTGGCAATTGCGTTTGCTATGATTCCAGGGGCAGGAGCAGGAGCATCTGCTGCCTCCAATGCTGCGTCCAAGGCGATTATTGAGGGCGTAAAGTTAGGTGCTACGGCAGCAAAGGTATTACCATATGCCCAGAAGGCAGTCACTCTGGGTAAGATTGTAGTGTCTGGCGTTAAGGTCGCACAGGCAATTGGAGCAGTTCCTTCCACGTGCCTTGCGAACTGCCCTGACCTGACTCCTGAGAAACTAGACCAGGCAGGCGTTGCGGAGGAACTCGCAAAACTCAATGACGTGAACTTTAACTGGGATGATGATGAGGATGATGATGACTGGGGGATTGCTGGTATGGAGGATGTGGAGGAAGACCCAGAAGCAGAACCAGAACCAGAAGTGTCACAAGAAGAACTCAATCGGCAACTAGAAGAGATTCGTGAACCTCTAAATACAGAAGTGATTGAGGATGAGGTTGCGTCCGAGGAAAGGGAAATAGTAGCACTCCGTGAGAAGTTTGACAACCGTTCTATTACATTAGACGAAGAGCGACGACTGAATGAACTGATTAATAAAATGGACGAACGACAGTTTCTGAAGTCGTCAGGAGCAGGAAAAAGAAATCGTCGTAAGAAGTAAATGTCGTTTGAACAGCAGTTTCTAGAGGGTCAGTCGGCGGTCCATGCTCGTAAGGTCTACCTGACCACATCACGTGCCCTTGCGACTCAGGCACGTGCGAAGATTAAACCTGCTGCTATGCGTCCCAACCTACTGAATCAGGTTCGGCATTCTGCCATTCGTGGAGGCGATTTTATTCAGTCTCAGGCAAAGAATGACTTCTTCTATTACCCACAGGTTGTGGATTTCAGTCGTGGTGCTACTACCCAATCTACGGACACGCCCCTTACTGCGTCCGAGTGGACGGACAGGGTAGTTGGACAGACGGACCTGCGTGAGGAACTTGTTGCTGCCGACGACTATAATGATTATGCGGATGCCGAGTATAAGTTGGAGGACCAGGCAGGATTTGCTGCTCCCACCCAGAGTGCCCAGAATATGTCTACTGGTAATGGCATTAGATTTTAAACTCACGGAACTGTTCCACATCCACAATATGACCACGTGACCGCATCCCATCTCCGCCAGACACAGAGCGTAGCGGAGTCTTACATTTCTCCCTCAATACCGACACAGGGATTTCATAACATACAAACTCATCATTGGGTTTCACCATAAAGTAGAACCAGTAGTCCGCCTCCGTGCTACTGATGCCACTGAGGGACCCATTACACTCATACTCAATATACATAGTCTTACAACCATACTTATAGGCAAGTCGGTCTGCCTTGACCTCATACTTGGAAAGGTTTGTCTTAAAGTCCCAAGGTTTAAAAGAACCCTCGGCGACCTCGGCAAGTGTTTCATCGTCTGGAATCATACTAATCGCTTTTGTTTCCCACTTCTTTCCAAACTTTAAATCCTGCTGGAACATTATTACTTTACCGAGAGAGGTTTTAGGAATATTTACCGCACTAAAACCCCAGTATTTTATATGTAGGTAGTTAGAAATGGAGGAACGCACCTTTCCAGACCAGTATAGCATACCTGTGCGAAAGGTCCTGAGTGCTATGAGTATAGGTCCACCCAATCTTGTAGGAAGTGGAGCAGACCACCGACTGATGTATGCCGCAGACTATGACTTGATTGAAAAGGTCACAGCATCCGCACCCTCCATTCGGAGGTTTCAGGCACTTATAAAAAAGGCATCCAAATATGGCAAGATTACCGACATTAAGTGCGGTGAGGTGTCTGAATGGAATCTAATGACCAAGGTCCGTATGTCTGGACGCAAAGTTGTAGGGTATAATCAAAAGGAAGAACTTGCCCACTTGAGTAAGTTATGGCAAAATAAGATTGTGACTCACGATGAGTTTATGATGATGTCGGACTTACTAACTCCCTCTATGACCATTAGCGAAAGCGTAAAGGCACGCAAGGAGGGACGGTTCGGTGTTCTACGATGGACTCCCAAGGATGTTTATGATGGGTATTTAAAACTCCGAGACGGCAAGATTATGTATTTGACCGAGGCAGTTAAGACCAAGGGCATTACAAAGGTAGACCTTGTGGCGTGGATTCAGGACAAGTATGTAGAGGTTTCTAATATTATTGTATTCACAAATCGGTCAGGCAAACCCCTGCCGAAACTCAATAATCTAAAAGAAAGTCTGTCGGAGAATCTGCTGGCATATGAGGTGGACGGAAACTATATTAAGGTCGCAAAGCGTATGTTTGCGATTGCGAAACTACGAAAGGACACAGAGACGATTGACACACTCCTAGACATCCTAAACTCCCAGTTAGGTTCGCTCTACCTTGTGACGGCAGATTTGGAGGTTCTACAAGAGTTTCCTAGTGCCATTAACTCCTCACGCAAACGACTACAACTAGACCTGATGCGTGACCGCTTTGCCAAACTCTTCTACCCAGAGTTTAATAAGGCAGTTCCATCTTTAAAGTTATTACCTGTATTGGAAGAGGTATTACAGAGGGAGACCAAGAAGGCACTAGAAGAGGAGGGATTACTTCCTATTCCAAAAGATTACTTGCCCTGATGCGTGGGTGCTCGGCATTTTGTCGTAGAGAAAATGTTAAGATGAAATAAATGTCCGCAAAGGTAAGTTTGGATTTCAACCAAGGCAAGAAAGGCGTTGCGGTTGCCAAGGTAGAGGGCGGTGACTATAATGGTGAGACCCTGTATTTACACGATGGAATGGACGATTCCAAAGGAGGTAAGAAGGGAGTTCAGGAACTGGAACTGGGAAAGCACCGACTGGGTAAGATGCCTGCTCGCAAGCAGTCCGAGGTGATGCGTCATCTACAGGAGGCATATAAGCGTCGTATTCCTGCTGAGCATTTGAATATGGACCATATACCTGGGGCAAGGGATGCCTATGAGGAAATGGTTGGAAGTGCGGAAAAACAATCCTCCACCCAAGTAAAACTTCCTCCTGGTTCTTCCTTTGGACTTATACCGTCCCAAGACCCAAAGAAGCGTCAAATCTGGTATATTTCAGGTGCGAGCGGTGCTGGAAAATCGTATATTGCGAAACGCCTTGCCGAGCAGTATATGAAGAAGTTTCCTGACCGCCCAATCTACCTTATTTCCAAACTAGAAGAGGACTCCACTTTGGATTCTATGAAGAACCCACTGATTCGTCTAAATCCCCAGAAGTTGATTGACAAACCGATTGCGACTACGGCAGACATGGAGCAACTCCGTGACTCTATGATGATTTTTGATGACTACGACACCTTTCAGGGCAAGGAAGGTAAGGTGATTCAGCAGTTAATTGACGACATTGCCGTTATGGGTCGCCACCAAAATATTACTATGCTATGTCTTACGCACTACCTTTCCAACTATAAAAAGACTCGTCTGCTACTTACGGAGGCATCCCACTTTGTTCTATACCCACAGTCCGCAGGTGCCCATGCCCTAAACTATATGTTAAAGACGTATTTGGGTATGGGTCCAGATGAGGTCCAGAAACTCCGCAAGTCTGCTACTCGTTGGGTATGTATTCACAAGAACTTCCCTCTGTATTGTATTACCGAAAATGCTGCGTGGATTCTAAATGGAGATGAGGAGGAGAGTTAAAAAGTCGTATTGTATTTGTTTTTTGGTGTTTTAGGTGTTTTTAGTTTTTAGATTACTTGTTATACTCAATGCTGACGTCCCTCTCGGAGTTCAGGATTGCGTCTGGGTTCTTCTTGAGCAACTTGTGCTGGAGGCGTGCCTTAATGCCATCGGTCTTACCAGTCTTGGCGATGAGGTTGTTCATATTGCCGATGACCCTGCCGTTGCTCAAACTGCTCTTGCTGGCAAACAGGATGGTGCGGTCGCCGACATGAAAGGTCTCCACGTTGGAGGCATTACGCTTATACGCTGCTCCGAGCACGTTATTCATAATCTCGTCATACTCCTCCTTGGTATGGTAGTTAAAGTTCAGGCAGTGGGTGTTGGCGGAGTCAGTCATTTCGCTTGTAGTATAGTCTGGGGTGTAGTCTTCCCTACCCTGCCCAACCTGATTCCGTTTTTGCCTGCTAGGTCCGTTCTTTACGGATGTAGTGCGTTCTTTACTATTTTGAACGCCGAGGTAGGCAAAACGGAATCTATTCTAGCACGGCAAGGGACCTTAACAACCCAGTATGGAGTGCCCTGTATGCCTAGAGGGGGACGTGTCAACACGTGTCCCCCTATGTAGCAACGGACACAAGTTCTGCGAACCCTGCCAGACCCAAGTTCACCAGACTCGCTCATGGCGTGACGGTCACGCACACTGCCCACTATGCCGAGAGGCAGTGCCCTACCACGCACCTCCGCCAGGTGCCGCACCACTACCTCCGCTCCACCCAGTTCTGCCAGATGCCAATAGGGAGCAGGTCAATGCCTTCCTAACCAACCGCTCCGCCGACCACCGAGAGGCGTATGCCGAGTTCCTAACCAACCGCAGGACTGGACGCATCCCACCAGAGTCGGTCTTTGGCGGAATCCACAACAGGTGCTGCGGTGACCGACGCTGTAATCGCAGGGGCGGTAGGGAGGGCGTAAGGTTCCTGCTCTGGAACAATACCGACCACCGACGCTACAGGTGCGACGAGCACCAGAACGAGTAGAGTCACGAGGCGTGACGAGTAGGTTTAGTGGGTCAATAAATAATGGTCCACCTTTTAGAAATAATGCCCCACAGGTAAGGTTTAGGTTATAAAACACAAAACACAACGAAAAAATAGGTTAGTTTTTAGGTAAGGGGGTCAAGTGGGTCATTCGGACCTAAAAAACGCCAGAAGGACATAGGAACGAGTTTTTTTATGAAACCCTCCTTTTTTTGAGGGGGGTTTTAGAAAAAAGTTTTCCTACAGGACCTCTTGGACCATAATGCTCCACTTCCCCCACTTTGACCCACTCTACTTTTTAGTATATATATACCTTACCTATATAGGTAATAAATAAATAAAGTAATAGAACCTCACGTAAGGGATGATTAGTGGGTCATTCCTTTAAAAAAAATAATGGTCCACTAAACCTCCTCGCCTGAGAATGGATGCTTAAATCGGTCGTTTTATACAAATGGCGACTCCAAGTGAGGTAGAGATTACTTGGCACTCCTCATTGGAGGGTTATTTCGCATCCACTGGTGAAAGGGCACAAGGTCTGGCATGGTGCCATAAGCGAGCAGAGGAGCATTATTCTATAAAAAAGACTTGGATTGATTTGCCTGTTATAGTCCTGTCTGGCATCACAGGATTTTGTAGCGTTGGTGCGACAAATATTTTCGGTAAGGAGAATACCCAGATGTCTTCTATTCTATTGGGAGGTGTGTCCCTATTTGTAAGCATCCTAAACTCTGTTGGGTCTTATTACTCTTGGGCAAAGAGGGCAGAAGGACATCGTATTTCTAGCATTCAGTATTCACGCCTATACCGCTCCATAGTGGTTCAACTGAACCTACCAAGAGCAGAACGCACACCACCTGGTCCAATGTTAAAGGACATAAAGGACCAATATGACCGATTACAAGAAATAAGTCCGCTGATTCCTGAGAGCATTATAAAGGCGTTTCGTAGCAAGTTTGACTCGGAAAAGGACATTAGCAAACCAGAAGAAACCAATGGGTTGGAAAATATAGAAATATACCCTGTAGTAAATGTAAATGGAACCACGCCTTCACATAGAGGAATACCAGTTGAATCGCAAGGGGGGTTTCCGAGCATACCTGAACGGAACACCTCTGTCTCGCAAACCCATTTCGGTTGAACTAGCAGTTAAGCAGGCAGAGGCAATTGTAAAGGGCGGTAATGCGAAACGCATTAAGGCATACGCACTTGGAGAGGACGATGTAAAGAAAATCATTCCTACCCTAAAAGTAGTGTCTTACCCTGAACTTTTAAAAGCAACCAATATTGACCAAGTGCTGGACCAGAAGGGTCGTCTACTCCTTTTATATTTAACCATAGACAGAAGCACAGGTCACTGGGTGTGTCTTTTGAAACGCCGAGGGACCAAGACGATTGAATATTTTGACCCTTATGGAAACTTCCGACCAGACGGAGAGAGCAAGTGGAACTCCGCAGAAAAGCAAAGGGAGTTTGGACAGGACACGCA